TGCTGGTTACACCCTACGTTGATAACATTGAAACTGTCAAACCCAAAGCAGCAATGATCCGACAGATACGTGAAATTTTAGCGCAACACGGCAAACAAATTGATCAATTGTTTAATCCTACAGAATTAAGAGCAGCAAGAATTACAGATTTACCTGCTCTATGTAAACGCTATGTGAACAGCAGAATTTTTTCTAATTTTGATAACCTAGCAGGAGGTTTTGGTCCATGGCTACAACAAAACGTAACACCTTCAAAATACAATAACATTGTTGAATACCTACAGAGCCCATCCACAAATGCCATGGGACTTGCGGCAGCATTTAATATTTTTGGCCTGCTGCATGATGTCAAGATGGATATGTTACAACAACTAGATAGACAACAGCCGGGTCAAGAAGGTTGGGTAGTAGCAGGTGATGCAGGTCGTGCAAAACTAGTTAATAGATTTGGCTTTAGTGCTGCCAACAGATTATTGAATAATCCACCTCAATCTTAACGTTTTTACCAAATTGGCTAAATAAAAGTAGGGTTAGTAGCCCAACTATTAAGGAGATTTAAAATGGCTGTATTATTCCGTCCAAATGGTGATGCACAACCAGTATTTGCGTTAGACATTTCAAATGGTGCAGTAACAGGTAACATCGCTACCAGCGGCGCAGGTAACGCTCTGGTTCAAATGGCTGGTCCTAAGCTGGACTTTTTTGCTTTGGTTGTTGAAAACGGTTCAAACCAAGCAATTGACCTGCGTAACGAGTGCGGTAACGTAAACGACCCAGGTGTTGTCCAGACTATCAACCAAGCTATTCAGCAAAATGCTACAATCGCTTTCTATCAAGTGCAGAATTCTACTACTGGTCAGATCAGCTATGCTCTGTATCCAACTGGCGCATACACAACCACTACACTTGATCAGACTGTAACAGCTCTTGGTAACGTTCAAATTACCAACAGTTCAGGTCAGACTCGTGGCGTAAACGTTTCTGGTTCGCAGTCAACAAACATTGGTTTCAAACTAGCAACATCTTAATCAAATCTGGTTGCAGCACTAAGCCCGGCTTTTATTGCCGGGCTTTTTCTTTGCTGTAAATAGCTGCATGAAAATCATACCTGCATGGAGCGTGCCCATGTTTCAAGTTGAATGGGAAGACGCTGATAAACATCAAGAGCAACTGCTGACCGTATGTTATAATCTTGAAAAAAGTCAAGCTGCCAGTGGTGTAGCACCTGGAGCAAAACAAAAACTTTTTGAAAGTAATTTTGATTTTTTTAAATTTAACAATGATTCAGTAAGAGCTCTTTTAGAGTGGTGCCGCGTAACTCTATTTGAAGCAGCCAAATCGGCCAACACTGGACGTTGGGAACCTGCTGCCAGAATTGGAATTAACTTACACGAATCCTGGTGTCACATTACTAAAAATGGTGGATTTCATGACATCCATACCCACCCGAATTCTAGTTGGAGCGGCATCTATTATATTCGAGCTGGTGAATCGGATCTTGCTACAAAAAATGGCTGTAATAGATTTTACAGTCCATGGAATCCTGCTTACAGCGATATAGGAACTCGTTGGTGCAGTCAAGTTTCAAGTCTTGACCTAGTACCAGCTGATGGAAGATTATTATTGTTTCCCAGTTGGCTCCCACATTCAGCTTTACCTTATTACGGTGAAATTGAGCGTGTAGTAGTAGCATTTAACAGCATATTTTTAGATGGATCAAATTCAACCACAGTACATATTTGAAAGCCCTGACGGTAAAACTATCTATCGGAGAACCATGGGCAATCCTCATAGGGAACTACATATAGAGCTACAAGAAGCGATTTCAATGCGTGAGAAACTGCAAGAAGATCAACTATGGCAGCAGATAAGAAATACCGCAGAAAAAAATAAGCAACTAGCTAGAATGCTTGATGAAGTCAAAGTTTATTATAGGTTAATAAGTGAAAATTAAAGTCATTACACTATTTGATTGCACTGCTACTGGAGTTACTGGGCACTATAGACATGAAAAATTGCCTATGCAATTAGCCAGTGGCACTGTCATACGCGACCATCCAGGATGGTTAAAAGCTAGAAATCAGCAGAGAAACTGGGAGACCATTAGTCAATTATTACAACTTAGGAATCAAATTGAACTAAATGAAACTCCAACACGTAATGACTTGGGACATTGGGAATTTAATTTTAGCGTAGAAAATCCCATGACCTATCAACTTGATGATCAACCACTGAAATTACTCATAGATGATTGTGAAAAAGTGCCCATTGTAACCAGGCTAGACGAGTCGCAGCATTGCAATGATTTAATTCATACTTCTGGTCCAGAGCAGAATATTTGGTTTCAAGTGATTGAATAAATATATGATCTGGAGAAACTAATGGCATCGCCCACTGATATAGAAAAAAAGAGTTTAGAAGCTCACGTTGAATTGTGTGCGCAAAGGTATCTGTTTTTAGAACAAAAGCTAGATGCAGTAAATGCTAACGTCACAGAACTTAAAGAAATGCTTGATACCCTTGGTACTAAAGTAGGTACCGTGACTGCACAACGAGATAATCAATTAATTAATTGGGGTATTGGTATTATTGCAGCACTACTAACGTCAATGGGATGGCTAATAAAAAACTACGTTCTCAACTAGATCTTTTTAATAGATTTGTAGATATTGCACAAGCTGACCTAAAAGATCTGCAGTCTAATCTGATTTATGTTGAAGGTAACGAATGTCATGCCTTTGGTTCTTATAGAATTTCAATAGCCGAGCCAGTGCATGTTTGGGAAAAAGATCACTATCAAGGATCCTTTAGTTCTACTAGATCTGCAATGGCTTGGTGTACTGCGAGTAAATTCCGGTATTTTCAATTAGCCGAGCTGATAAAACAATTTGATGAAAGATTACAAGTAGCAGAACAAGCAGTAAAAACTAGACAATTTTCTAATAAAAATATGGATGCTGTCAAGGTAGCCAAATTACAGCAGCGGATAAGTCAAAAATTCAAAGCTCAACAGGAATTAGAAAAATATGTATCACAAGCTAAATATTTACAATTAAGAGGATTCAACAATGATACTCAACGAAATAGCCGATTTAAAACCTAAACAACAAGTTTCCAAGATATTTGAACAGTATTTTGGACAAAAGTTTAATGTTGACACTATCAACGGTATGCAAGCTCGTCATATGTTGCGCCGTGTACGCTCGATGATTCAAGAGCATAGAGCCAGCCCAGAAATTCACAAAAGTGAGCGCAATGCTGCCTATCTAAAATTAATCATGATGGAGCAAAGCCTAGCGGCTCATGTAGATGATCTCAGTAATCGTCGTCTAATAGAAGAAAGCGATGTTCAGCAAGCGCAGGTTGTACTTGCAGCTCAAGACATGGTAGACAAAGTTCAGAAAATGATTGAAGACATCTCGGAAATGCAGTACAAAGAATTGCCCGCATTGGTTGACAGTATTCGCAATCAAGTTGGCACTGCTGAAGCTGATCAATTCAATCAAAGTGCAACAGCAGCTCTGCAGGGTCTTGTGCAAAATCTACAAGGCAGCAAACAGCAACTTGAACAAAGTCAAGCTATTCTAACAGGACAGAGTGCCGGACTTCCTGGTGCTGAAATGGGTGCTGATCTAGGCGGCGGTATGCCTGGTGAAATGCCAGCTGAGCCTGATGGAGCCGAAGCTGCGCCATTGCCTCCACCTGAGGAATTAGAAAAAGAACCTGCTGCGGATCTAGGACGCGAACGCAGATAATCATGCGTATCAATGAAGTCGAAGAAACACAAGTTAATGTGCCAAAGCTAATAGCTTTGGCCAACTTTCTTATAGGCCGAGCTGACGACACCGGCGCACAAAAAAAGTTTAGTCTAGATGGATTTCTAAGCTTGGCTCATAATATGGGCATAGGTATCAGTGAAGAAAATCTAAGAAACTTGGCTAGTCAAGGTGTGCTGCAAAGTGTTATAGCTAATGTTACACCCAATGAAGTTATATTTGTAGGCGCCGATGACATCAGTGGTAACCTACAAGCCAAGGCCGATCAGTCACAGGCAATTGTCAAACAAATGGCTAAACGTGCTATGTAAGCATGTTGAAACATTATCTTAATAAAGCTGAATTTTACATTACAAATGTTTGCAATCTAGATTGCAATCATTGTAATCGTTTCAACAATTATAATTTCAAAGGTTGGCAAAATTGGGATGACTATGCCGAGGTCTATCAGTCTTGGGGTAATTATTTAGATATTGACAATGTCGTGATTTTAGGCGGAGAACCATTATTAAATCCCGGCATTATAAAATGGATTTATGGTTTAAATGAAATATGGCCTAATGTACAAATACAAACAAATGGTACAAGATTAAATTATGTTCCTGGACTCTATCAAGCACTACTAGATAGAAAGTGTTGGATAGGAGTAAGTCTTCACAACGTAAATGAGCTGTCATGGATGGAACAGCAAATTACTAATTTTATGGCAGGGTCAATCCAAAAACAAAAATTGAATCCTGCTGACGGGCAAGGCGATATCTGTTACAAAGATAGCAATGGTATTGAGATTAAAATTTGGTTTCAAAATCAATTTCAAACTTCGGCTATTATTCCCAAAGGTAATGGCAGGTTAACACTACACAACAGTGATCCTATTCGAGCACACGAGCAGTGCCCATTTGCTCGTTGGAAATGTTATCATTTTATTCGTGGAGCTTTGTATAAGTGTGGACCGGTTGCTTTATTTCCTGAATTTCATACTCAACACAATTTGGATATTTCCCCAGTTGACCAAAACTTAATTAACAGTTACACTCCACTTACAGTTGATCAGTGGGATCAACGCGGTGCTGAATTTTTAGCCTTGATTGATGAACCTATCGCTCAGTGCAAATTTTGTCCTGATTATGTGTCCACAGAAATAATTGCTCCAACCATAAGAATAAAAAATGCTTAATATGTTGGTAACCTTAGGTGATAGCTGGCCGCAGGGTGCAGAACTGGCACCAGGAGAACAACCCTATGGTTTTCATCTTCATAAAGAGTTAAACACTTCACACTGGGTCAACCTAGGACAAGGTGGAACCAGTAATGAGCATTTAGTTTTACAACTTAAACAGTTTTTATTGACGAATGTTGTTGCTCCAGTTACCGCTATATTCTTTTTAACTAATCCAGCAAGAAGCCTTTATTGGAAAGGTGATATGTTTTATTCTATAAGCAACTCAGAGCTTAAAGAACAATTTTTACATTTTCATGATTATGATGCTTTCAGAACTGCAATTACAGTAGCAGCTTTACAAAAAATTTGTGCCGCAAATAAAATTGATGATTACTATTTGCCAGGCTGGCAAATGATATCTGAATGGTTACCAGGTACAGACCTAGATAAAATATATGGTAAAGGCAAATTAACTGCTGCCAGCATTTT